CCAGTTTGTCCCATTGTTCCTGTTTCATAAATTCGTAAACTACGGGGTCAAGGTAGCTTTCGGTTTGCATGGTGGTGGTACCCTGGTCGTGGAAAATGCCCGATGGGTCTTGCAGTACCACTTCGTCGTCAACATCAAGGATAATTTTGCGGGCTTTAACGTCGTTAATAACGGTGAGCAGTCCACGCTTTACTGAATCGGCTTCCAGCAGCGTGCTTGCCATGAACCCGGCCAGCGCTTCGCCGGCATAGGTGTTGTTGGTGAATGTAAATTGAGCCATTTTTTTGTTTTAGAGTCCATAGACCATAGTCGATGGTCCATGGTTTGGTAATTGTAATTTTTTATCTATGGTCTATCGACTATCGGCCATCGACTATTTCGCTACCGCCCTTTTCACCGCATTTTTAGCTAATTCGCTTTGCGGGGCGAAGAAGGGTGTGGTTTCGGTTTTTGCTTTGTTGCTGCGTTTGGAGCCTTCGGGGCTGTAGGTTGATTTTATTTCGTTTTTAACTTCGGTGCGGGTTTTTTGCAGGCGGTTGCTTGCTTCTTCAAGGGCTGTGCGGGCTTCGGTTAACAGCGCGTTTTGGGCATGTAACCTGGCTTTTAGTTGCTGCAGGCGGTTTTGAATTTCGGTAGCTTTTTTTGCCGGGTTAAGTTTGCTTGTTGGTACATCGTCGTCCTCATCTTCGGCCTCGGGGTCGGCTTCGGGCGCGGGGGCTACTTTTTGCACCTGGCCTTCTTTAACGTCAATCTTTTTACCGTCGGCGGTGGTGTAGGTGTCTGTAGCCGCCGGGGTGCTCATGTCTTCGTCGTTGTACACTTCGGCACCTTCGGCCAGTTCGCCGGCGTGGTGCAGCGTGCCTTTGTCGGTAATGGTTTGCTTGTTTACCACTTTTTTGAAAAAGTTCATAATCTTATCCAAAACCGACGTGGTTTTCTCGATAAGTTCTTTGTTTTCGATGTTCATATTGTTTTTATTGTTTAAGATTTTGTTAATGCATCGCTGGTAAACCGCTGGGGCTGTGGTAGTGTATTTTTTGATGAGGGCGCTGTTGGTAATATCAGGGCTATAATCCTCCACCTGGTCAATAAAGCCCATGTCAAGGGCCTGGTCGGCAGTCATCCAGGTGACGGAGTTTATTAAACTGTTTACTGTTACTCCGTCCAACCCGGACTTGTCCATGTAGATTTGCGCCAGGCGCGATTGTACTACATTCAACATCTGCACATCTTTTAAAAGCTCATCGGCATTGCCGCCGCTGCCAACCATTGGTTTGTGGATCATGAGCAGCGCATATTTGCTCATCACTATGGTTTTGCCACCCATAGCTACTATAGAGGCCGCCGAGGCGGCCAGGGCATCAATGTAGGTAGTTACATTGCCCGGATATTTTTTAAGCAGATCATATATGGCAATGGCATCAAACGCGCTGCCGCCTACCGAGCTGATGTGCACCTCCAGGTCTTGCCCGGCGGCTTCCTGCAACTGCGTTTGTATGTATGCCGATGATAAACTGCCCGACCCGATGCAGTCGGTTTCGGTATCGTATAAGTAAATTTTGTAACTCATCTTTTTGAGATTTGGGATTTTTGTCCGGAAGTCCGGTAAGTCGGAAAGTCCGGAAGTTTTGTTTGGCTCAGATCAGCCTGAATTCGATTATTATTACTAATGTTATTAATGCCGATTGGCATAGTTCAAAGATCGGTATTAGTTTTTGTTTTGGTGGTGACAGTAGTTTGTCAGTGGTTGATTTTTTTGTCTGAACTCGAATTAAACGAATTAGTTGAATTTTTCGAATTTTGAAATTCTGTTAATTCTTTAATTCGATGAATTCCGGTTCAGGCGACTGAACTATACAAATATCGGGACAATGTTTTAATGCAATGGTGACACTAGTTTGTCAGTGGATTATTTTTTTGTCTGAACTCGAATTAAACGAATTAGCTGAATTTCTCGAATTTTGAAATTCTGTTAATTCTTTAATTCGATGAATTCCGGTTCGGACAGCCGCAACTGATTATTCTGTAAAACAATTCAACGCGCGCCAGATGGTACGCTCGTCTTTGCCAAATTTTACCTCGGCTTCCAGCACCGCCTGGTTTTTGGTGATATTGCGGATCTGCATCTGGGCGTGGATCCAAAGGTAAATTTCGCGGTAAGTGAAAATTTTGGTGGTAATAAACCCCGCCCTGTACATGGCCGAAAATACGCCATCGTCAAATAATGTGTTTGCTGTTTTGATATTCATTTTTTAAAGTCAAAAGTCAAAAGTCAAAAGTCAAAAGTCAAAAGTCAAAAGTCAAAAGTCAAAAGTCAAAAGTCAAAAGTCAAAAGGTATGTTCGTTATGCTTTTTGGCATGGATATTCTTCAGGATACTCCTGTTTTTGACTTTTTAATTTTGACTTTTGAATTAAAGATTCACCCTATCCACCGTTTGTGCCAGTATATTTTGCAGTGCCGTTATGGAACTCAAATATCCGGTCGCTTTTATTATAGCTTTTTACCGCTGTTTGTAACACAACCGAGCTATTGTAAATACTTAACGCATCGCGCAGCACGCCTGCTTTTAAGTTGGGAATATCCTGGCCTACTATGGTTATAACCTGTTTTGGCGCCTGGCAAGCTATACAAAACAGCACCTGCCCAATGGCGTAGGTTTTACCCGAGCTTGTGCCGCCCTGGTTAACCACAACATGGGCGTCGGTATTGAAATTTTGCCCAAACAGGATAGATACTTCAAATTTGGGGTCATTGGTTAATTGGTCATTAGTCATTGGTCATTTCGCTTTGCTGTCATTAGTCATTCGCTTCGCTGTCATTGGTCATTTCGCTTTGCTGTCATTGGTCATTTCGCTGCGCTGCCATTGGGCATTGGAGGGATGGCGATTAATTATCAAATCTTCAAATTCTCAAATTTTCAAATTCGAAAGATTCTCAAATTAAAACATCCACTTCCTTTTCGGTAGATGCAGGTTTCGGGCCGGTGCTGGTCATCTCGACTTTGAGGGTTTTGTGGGTTTCGGTTGATGTTTTAGTTGCTCCTGGCTTGTCATTCCAGCCCATGCTTTTCAGTGCGAATATGGTAGCGGTTGGTTTTTCAAAAAGTAATTGCTGGTATGCCGCTTCAATACGCAATCGGGCATGGTTAAAAGGCCTTGAATATTTTCGCATCTCTTCATATTGCTTAAAATCTGTCATACTATCAAATCCAAGGAATAAAGCCAGGCTGCTAATGGTAGGGAATTCTGGTTCACGGCTATAAATTTTCTGAATTGGTTTTGCTGAGCGTCCTTTTGGCTGCATTAATTCATACTCTCCTTTAATATATAAAAAATAATCGTCTATCAACTCGCCCAACTGTTGGGCGTTTTTGAATTTATAAGAAGTTTTCATTGCTATGTTTAAAATGCCGATTGGCATAAAGTAGAATCAAATGTAAGGATTATTTTTTAACTTACCAAAAAAATTAGCAAATAATTAGTAAATAAGTTCATTGGTTCATTAGTTCATTGGTCCTGTCTGGTGGTATAACAGGCAGGGAGTTCGGCAGCGAGAGTTTAAAGCCCTGTATTCGTTACGCCCGCGTTTACCAATGAACCAATGAACCAATGAACCAATGAACCAATGAACTAAAGTGAACTAAATTATTTTCTTTTTAAAAAGAAAATAATTACATTTGTGTATGAAATCAGTAAAAGGGCAGTATACCACAACAAACGCCAGGCAGGTGCCTTCAAAACCGTATGTAATACCTGAACATGATGCATCGGCATTTATGTTACATGATTTGTTTGTGCCTTACGAAACTTATTTTAAATCGCCCCTGGCCAAGCTTGGTGCTATAAAACACGGTTTGCAATCTGCCGCCATCACCGATTTAATTCGTGTTACGGGCGCAACGCAAATTGATGTTGCCAAATGGCTTGATATCACCGAGCCAACCCTGCGTAAACACATCCAGGGCGCAAGGGATTTAAACCAGGGCCTGAGTGAGCACATCATCCAGCTTTTTGAACTTTTTAATAAAGGTC